AGAATATCTCCTATAAAGATATCTAGGTAGGTTGAAATATCCCCTGGTAGTATTGCAGTTGTTAGGGAGGTAATACTATTTGCTATTTCTCCAATTTGTACGTAAGATTTAGTTAGTACCGGATCCTCCGGTATACTTGGTAAATCATCCTGTGATGTACTAAGGTATTCGGTATATATTATAGTACTACTTGATATTTGATTGTTAATTGCTTCTGTTGCTATACTGGATGGGAAATAACTTCCTTCAAATGTTTTACCTGTTATTGCCGAGTCTAATCCTCCATAAGTTCTACTATCTGTTGGTGTTCCTTCATATCTGCCGTTAATCCATCCTGTTGTTGAGTAGTTACTATCTTGTATATCTGCTTTTTGTGCTGTTAGTGTTATTATATCGTCAATGTTAGTTGGATTTAATGAACCTGGTCCTCCTTTAATCTTATACCTATCAGCTACCATTATATTGGTTGATTCCCTATTATCTTGCACATTATTTAGTAATGCATCATAGTCTCCTCCAAAAAAGGTAGTATTTGTAGTATCAGGTACTGCTATTACTATTTGTGATGGTATTATCGGTGTGTTGTCTGCTAGTGAGTCAATTACTATAGGTGTTATTTCAAAAAAATAATAAGTTACACTATTTCCTCCGAATGTCACTGTTCTACTTGATCTTGCCTGTATTACAAACGAGTAATTATATCCGTTGATTGTTATATTAATCTGCTGGGCTGATAATAGTAATTGTGTTGAGTCATTATCGTTATTATCAACTGCTGGTATTGTTAGTCCGAATACATATAATGGATCAGTATCACTGTACCAGATGTTTACTGAGTCTGGTTGTGTTGCATCAACTATTGTTAAAAATTCTGTACTAGTTAGTGACATTTATCTACTATTTTTTAATTTAATTATACTTATGAACCACCGCCGAAGGGATTAGCTGAGCAAGGATTAGTTTCCTCAGTATACTCTTGAATACAGTTATCTACTCGAGTATAGACAAGGTTGCTATTTCTACACTCGTATGGACAAGGAAGTAGAGTATTATCATCCCTTACTGGTGATTTTATCAATACACTCTCTGCACAATTTCCTATTGATCCGTAGGTCGGATTAGTGCTATAGGCGGTTATACGTATATGACAATCTGTTAGTTTCTTAATAAGGCTTCCATTAACAAAATCGGGATTAAGATATTGTGTAGTAGATTCTCCCCAACGGTTGGTTCCTCCTGTTGCTTCATAAGCGGCAAAGGCTCCTCCTTCTATTTTCCAACCCCACCAGTTAGTATACAGACCATTGTATTGGTCAAATCCAACTCTTAATTCTAATGTCAATATCTCATCCCCGCTCCATCGGAATTCGGGAAAGGTTAGTATATCATTTATATCTGTAACTAAAACCGTACCTGGGGTTATAAAAGCAAATCTAGAACTATATTCATCGATCTGTCTAGGTACTAATTCTACATAGTATGAAGTATCCTGGTTCTGCGTTCCTGTTGCAAATAAACTCTTAATTGTTCTAGTTGTATTTTCTGGGGGGTTGGTTCCTGGAAGAAAAAATCTTCTACATACTATATATGTTTCGATGACTGGTGGTGAACTTGGGGTTAAGGTGAATTCAAAGTGAGTTTGATTATTGAAAAGGTATGAAGTACCGGTATTTGAAGTACCGTTAACAGTTGATAGGCCTGGAAGTGTTATTGGGCATCCATCATTGACATTAGCAGTAAAGGATTTTCTACAGCTATTTTGCCCGGTGTGGGTTTCAATTGTGTGATCTCTTGCTTCCATTGTGATTGGAGTTCCTGGTGGATATCCACCTGCATCAAATATAATAGGATTTTGTGGTGAATCTACTAACTTTAAACCTGGTAAGGGATCATTTATAGCACGTGTTACATAGTATTTTATATTACTGTTACTAACTGGTGTAAAATAATCTGTTATATAGTATTGTTGGTTTCCTACAAATGATCCTGGTGGATTTACTGTTCTTACAGAACAGCTTGCATACATTGCTGATGAAGTAAATTGGCAGGGTGTGGTAATATTTGATGAAGTTGCTTGTAGTTTTATTATTTGATATTGCTGAAAGTTAGTATCCATAAATGTGTATGGAAATGTTGGGTATACTGTACTACCTCCTGCAACAGATGCAGTATATTGTGTATATATTGATGTTCCTGTAAAGAATGTTGATACTGGGTAGAGTGTGGTTGGATTTATTAATATAGGGGTAGGTGCTACATTTAACAAACATATGTTAGTTGAACCGCTTACTAGTACAATATCATATGTTAATTCTGTAAATTGCTCTGTTGTAAATGTATTAGCACTTGTTAGATTACCTTGTGTAACTGTGATATTACTTCCTGAAAAATCTCCGTCAAACTTAGTTTCTTCATGTCCGTGTCTGTAATCTTGTCCTAACCCAAAAGGTGTTTGTACGTATCTAAAGTTTGTTGATTGGTTATTTAGATCAAGATATGTTATAGTTGTATAGGTATCATTAATACCGAAAGTATCTCCATTACTACTTTCGATAAAAGCAGTATCTATCGACCCACTATACTCTGGTCTAGATCCTGATAGAATTACTGATTTAGCTTTATTTCTTTGAAGTAAGTGCGGTTTGATTATAATACCTGTATCTGCTGTTACTCTGGCAGGTATAAAATCACGAACCATTTTAAATATAGTATTATCGAAGAATTTTATCAATCTAACATAATCAAATACATCATAAGCAGCAGAACCGCTCATAATACTATTTGTTAGATTAGTTAAAGTATCAACTATGTTACCTGTACTACCTAGTAATGCATAACTATCTAATGTTAAATTTCTTGGATCTCCTATATAGTCATCTATATTAAAAGTCGATAAAGAACCTGTAGCTAATGAATAAGATACAATGTAATTATCTACATTATCAGTAGGTGAAAAACCTATCTCTACAGTATGTAAATCATCGGTATATTTTGGATCTCTCTTATAGATTGATGTATATGATGATAAGGTACTGCCTGTTACTAAACTACCTGTGTGATCCAGTCTTATTTTACTTAGAGAGCTAGTATAGTATTGGAAATCACCATAGAAAGGTCTTTCATCTACATTTCTTCCTCCGTATAATTTTATCTTTAGTATATCGGAAGGAATACCGAAACAGTTTATTAATGCTCTTAATCCTCTTTCAGTTCCTTTTGTTTTTACTAAGTGAGATAGATTATGGTAGATTCTTTTCTGTACTTCTTTATTGTAATTATCATAAGAGGAAGGTTGTATTGGCCTATTTGATCCTGTTAGAGAACCTGTTATATAGAAATTAATATCCTCACTCCCTGATTGATATGCTTGACCTATAAAGGACCCGAATAGATCTTCTATGGAATTATTTGATGTATATAATTTAACTCCAAAATTCTTTAAAGCCTCTCCTACTAAGTCTTTTGAAATACCAAAATTCAATCTATTATCTGCATCATATTTATCTGTTACAGCTTTCCCGTATAACCATAAGTTATCAAAATGTTGACCTATCATGTGGATGAATGTTAAATAATTTTCATTATTTGGATCATCTCTTAGGTATGTTGGTATTGAATTTATTAATATACTTCCATTGGATAAATCATATCCGTTTGCTGTAGTTAATTGATTTGTGTACCAATTTAAAGCTATATTATTTGAGCTATTAACATTATTATATGGCTGTGTTGTGTTGGATTTTGGCCATGCATAACTACTTGATTCATAGTATAAAAATCTTTCGTAATGGTCAAAATTACTAATAATTCCTTCTATTAAATTAGTAAAATATGTAGTACTTCCTGTTATTCCAACTGATTGGGATGTAGCTGTACTTATTTCTCCTAAACTGGATGAATAGTTTTCTATTAACTGTATTTTATACTTAAAATTAACTAATCTCTCGTATGCAGATGAGAAGTGGATAAAATTTACATAATCTGTATGATCTATACTAATCTCTGCTCCTTTTTCATTATATAGTGAAAATATTTGACTATTTGTATTATTTACTGGATAGCTAAATAGTTCATCATAAGAGTAATAGCCTGTTGGTATTACATTATTATCTAATACTTCTAAGTTAAAATTAGGGGGTCTTAATGATTGTGCGGTACTAGTTTCCGGTATTGATAAACTATCTACTTCAAACGCTACTGAGTCAGATATAACTTCATTTATGTATGTAGTTGATTTTAAATCGTAAGTTGTCGGTAATGGTTCATATAGTTTAACTGCTACATAACTATTTCCGTTGCTTTCTATAACATCAATATTTATACCTATAAATAAATCATTATTATCAAAATTTAACCTAAATTCATTAAAATATGATTGATTTAATAACTTATCCTTTATAGCTTGGGTATATAACTTAATATCATCACTTGATAAATCTAGTGATTGTAACCTTAGCTCTGTTCTATCTGGTGATATAGATTCAATATAGAAAGGTATTTTTTCTTTTGTATTTGTATATAGGTCGTTTATAAAATGGTACAGTAATTTAACTCCGCCATATTCGTATCCATATAACTTACTATCTTCAATAGGATCTATAGATAGTATAGATGCACCACTTTTTCCTGCTGATTGTGCATTACCTAGTAATTTGTAGTTTGAATAGTTGTAATCACTTTCTAATATCTCATCTGATAATGATAGTATATGTAACTCTGCTAAGTTTTTTGAACTGTCAAATAAATTATTTACTTCAAAAGTACCAATAAGGTTCTTATCGGCTTGAGAAAACTGTTCGAAACCGTCTATACTGTTTGGATCGTCTTGATTGACTGTATATGTAATGTCTGCCATTATGTACCTTCTGATTCTAAGTCTATTAACTGTTGATTTAATGCTAAGTTCTGCTCTCTTAAGTCTGCAATTTCATCTAAAAGAGGTTGTATATCTTCTGTTACTGTATCGAAGTTTACTAATTCAGAACTTTTTTTTATTAAATATTCATGTGAATCAGTTTCTCCTGTTATATCTATACTAAAGTATAATTTTTCGTAGAGCCTAAATAATTCTTCAGGAGTATCTGGATCTTCTTCAGGGATTGGTTGGGTAAATGTCTTGAAGGAAGTATCTACTACTTTATTGAATTTATCAGTACTAAAAACTGTTTTTACTATTGATATGTCATTATCCATTTCTCACTACCTTAAATATGTTGTTATTACTATCATCTACTACTACTGTACTTCCGTCTAAGGTTGTCTTAATTAAGATACGATAATACCTCTCCGGTTGCAACCCATCCATATACACATCAAAGTATGGTCCTGTTGAATCACAGCTTATTTTTGTAAAAGTAGTATCAAAATCAACAATCATCTCTTCTGTGTTTTCATCTCTTATTCCCCAATATGATGCTGTTGGAAGAGCGTAATTTGTAAGATATATAGATGATGTACTAAAAACTCTAACTGGATATTTTGGTTGGGCGGCTATTCTAAATCTCTGCTTTCCTGTATCTACGTATTCTCCTTTATTGTTATTAACTTTAATTGTAGCAAGACTGTTATTCAGTGTTGAAAGACTTCCTGTACTATATACTGTATCATTCCATTTAAACTCTAAATATGGCGGATAGATAGTATTTGTGTCTGCCCCAAAGTATTTTAATCTAATAGAGGAAGTTGTATTAAACTCTAAACTACTGCTCAGTTTTAATATAAACCCGTTATTACCTATTGATCCATTATTCCATAGCTTCACAGCATCAGTTACATTTATATCAATATCGTAAGTTGACTTGATTGTGTTTGATTGTGTAAATTCTAAATTAACTGACCCGGAAACCGTATACCATGCTCCTCCTCCTGGTTTTGATCCTGTAGTACTGCTGGTAACTCCTGCTGGAAGTGATGAGGAAGGCCATGCATTTGTTTCACCTCCTTTTTGATATTGCCAAGATACCCCAGATGTATTTACAGGTACATCTCCATATTTACCTGATCCATTATCCCATCCTGTATTTGAATAAAGTGGGTATGTATATATAACTGTATTAAGTGGTATCTGATAAGCATCTGCAAGATACATTCCTAAGGAAGCACTATAGTTATTATTCCCTATCTTATTTGTAACAACATCAGCAATTTCTGTTGAATCAAATTGAACCAATATTCTACTTGTTTCACCTTCTCCCGAAATATCTGTATATCCTCCTACTTCTAGGATTTCATCCATCCCAGAATTTCCTGTAGGTGTTTCACTATAAATAAATGCATCCTGTTGAGGAAATATTCTATATACTGCCATGTTATAATGTTGTTATTCTTCCTTTAATATCTACTGCTGGGTATTTTACTTCAAAGATCATTGGATCATAAGAGGGATATACAACATTATTTCTTGTTGCTCCTTGAATATCGTAAGCATATTCTGAGTATAATCCTCCTGAGTTATTAGTTATTTCAACTTTCTGCACTGTTTGTACTCCTTTTATTTGATCTAATAATGTATATATGTTAGATAGTTCTATAGGTTGGTTTATGTTCCATTTTCTTATATCAAAGTATTCTTGTATTTTCTGAGTACATTGTGTAAGTACATCTCTACCTAGGTAATTAGGGCGTATAATTATATCGAAATTTACACCTATGTTAATTACAAATGCGTCTTTTATATTAATTGCATCTGTTAGTAGCATATACTGTGATAGATATGTCTTTAAGTTATTCTTTAAATTACTTGTTGCTGTTACTAGATTATTATTGTTATTATACGCAAGAGTATATAGTGATAGTGATAATGGATTACTGTCAATTATACTATCTGTTGCTGAGTTTGGATTAGATAATTGATCTTGAGTAATATATACTTTACCTACTGACCCATATTTAGATGGTAATGACAAAGCTCTAACTGTATAATCTTGTAATGTTACTGCTCTACCTTGTTCGCTAAATGCTCTTAATGAATTCTGTCTTAACTCCTCTACTGTATCTCCGTCTCTACCTCCTGTAGCAGCTTTTAAATTATTAAATCCTAAATTTGTACCTGTACCTATTGAAGGTGCATTTATAATTGTTGTTATACTATTTGCTGGTACATTTGCAGATATTCCTCCACCTACTAAGTAGTTTATTGTTAATACCCCTAAAGGTGCTTGACCGTATGATTTTGTAGATAAGAAGTTTGAAGGGTCGTATGCATAATCAATTCTAGAGATACCTTGATTTGTTCCTAATCCTACATTGGTTGGGTCTGGGGTAATTACTGTATCATCTTGTCCTGTTATACCTGCTCCAAATTGAATTTGAAGTTGACCTGTTGATGTATACCTAGTTACAAATCTTCTAGGAACTCTCTGTAATGATAAGTTATACGGTACTAGGCTCTTATCTGAGCTTCCGTTCACTGTATCTGTAAAGATAGTGTCTTGTCCTAGGAATGGTACTTCATACCATGTATTTCCACTATTATCAGTTATTGATAATATTCCTATAATATTGGAATCTGCAACTGTTATTGTTTTAAATTTTTCAACTGTATTAACTGTTTCTGTAACTGTCTTAACTTCTCCTGAGATTGCTTTTACTGTTTTTGATAACCTAAATTGACTTGGTTGTCCGTTAATATCTAAGCTCTCTACTACAACAGTTGTTGGATCATATGAGCTAGAAAAATTAAAATCAATAGGTTTGTCTATGTAGAACTTAGGTTGTCCTGAAGTAGTTGAGCTAAGTTGAGTTCCTGCTGTTATTTTTAATGCTTCTGTCCAATTTGGTTGAATGCTTGAACCTGATGCATTAACTATGTGAGATACTTCTATATCTGCTTCAGATACTGTTGTAATTTTTGGCTTATATCCCATCATATAAGCTAAGTTATAGAGATTTGCAGGATTTTTAGCGTACTGTAAATATGTTTCCTGTAGCTGCATATCTTGATAAAAAGATAATACATCTCCTACATAGGCGGCCATTTCTATAAACATCGTGCCAGGTGATGTTGCAGAGAAATCATTATAGGTATCTGGGAAGTAGTTTTTAGTATATTCTACAAGTTGATTTTTAAAATCTGTAAAGTCTCTATTTATGTACTTTATTTCTCTATCTTGAGCCATTATTGTTGTAGGTTTATTAACAATTCATCTACTATACCTGTATTTTTAATACTATATTTTAAATATATAACATAGGTATTTATATCTTGCTGATTCTGTGTGGTTAGTTCTCTTATAATTACATTAGGAAACCATAAAGCTAACCCTGATCTAATGGTACCTTTTACCTGTTCATCAACCTCGTCAGTCATTTGGTCAAAGAGTACTGCTCTTAAGCCTGCGCCAAATGATGGATTAAGAAATCTTTCTGATTCTCCTGTTAATATGTAATTAATTAGATTGGTTTTAATAGCTTCTTGAGTTGTATAGGTGGTAGTAAATACCTGATTGGAGCTGAAAGGTATTCCAACTCCAACACCTACACTTGGTTGTAGATCTAACGGGTCTATTTGTTGTACATTAAATGCCATTATCCTCCGAATCTCTGTTTATCTTTCTCTTGTGATGCTTTAAATACTGCTGCTGCTTTATTCACAAAATCAAACTGGGATATATCTAATCCTGGTTCTGGTCTTGCAAAACTTTCTTCCATCATTACCGGGTTCATTCCTAATCCTGGTGCAGAAACCATATCTGATATTCCTGAATATGCTGTTCTATAGTCATCTCCTATCATTTCTGCCTTGGTTTCATTTAGTAGATCAGCGATTGGATCTCCTGTTGAAATTCTAGTTCTCTGTACCGGCGGTGTGTATGGTTCGTATTTTGTTACTTTAGAAACTTGCTTTTTAGGTGCTTCTGTTAGTACATCTGCTAACTCCTCTCTAAGTACTTCTCTTACTGCTTCTTTTATTAATTTCTTAAAAACATCTAACTTCATATTAATAAATAGTTATGTTATGGTAATTGATTATCTATTCTAAATTTAATTTCATCTAGTAATACTTTTGTATCTGAACTAAAGGAAGATGGTCCGTATAGTACAATTACTCCTACTTTATCTTTTGCTATTGCATATCTTCTTGGTGCAATTTTTGGTGAATTTGGATCATCTACTATTGCTAGTTTATATCCTTTATAGAAGTAGTCTGGGTCTTCATTTCCTTGAGCATCTGTTGGAGTTCCTTCTGAACCTGTATTTTGTGGTGGTTGAGCAGAGGCTACTATCTGATTCAATTCTGAAGAATCTCTACTACATCCTTGAATTGCTAAATCAATCGCTTCTAATCTTCTTTTTATCCCTCCAAGTGTTACTGATACTGTACCAATTACTCCTAATATTCCTGCTTTATCTGCTTCTAAAGAATCTAGCAATTTGTTTATTTTTACCAACCTATCACTTAACTTAGTTAATGTAGAAAAAGATACCCCTTTTACGAGTCCTCCAGCCTGTCCTGGGATAAAGGTAAGTACTGTAGGAGTTGGTATGGATTTTATAATAGAT